GTGAAGAGCTAAGAGTCGAGCGTGAATCGAACCGTGCGCTAGCGCTGCAAAACCAGCGCCTAGAGTTGCACATCATCCGTCTCGAATCTCTTATGCGTAGCTCCGGTATCGAAGTGCCGGTCTTCAACCATACGGTTGCAAAGACATAATGGTCACACTAGATACCGCAAAGATCACCGCGTGGTTCGCCGCTAACTTGATCAAGATCGTGGTCGCCGGGGTTATCCTCGGCGGCACCTTCTTTGCCGGAGCTGAGTGGAAAGAGAGTAGAGTCGAACGAAACACCGTCAAGGGTGTGGTGAAGCAGGCGGAGCGCCAGCAGAAGCAGGCGACTGCCCGTACCAAGGAAGCGTTCAAGGAGACTGAGCGCATCCAAGAACTAGAGCGTAGCCTAGCGGCTACACAGGAGAAACTAAATGCGGCTATCAGGAACAACCCTAAGCCTGCTGCTTGTGACATGTCTGATGACGAGTTCGTGCAGTTCAATGAACTCGCTAAGCAAGCCAGTAGAGATTAAGCAACCAGACTTCATCTGTACGCCGGAGGCTTTCCTAAGCCGAGACGAACGAAAACTCCCCCCGCTTACATCCCCCAACGCTGATGCGTTCAAGGAATGGGCGGGAGGAGTCGTTGTCAAGTACGGCGAATTGAACGGCGCTTACGACGCGCTACTGAACTGCGTTAGGAAGTACCACCCGGACGTGTCTGTTGCCGAGTGACCTCTTCGTGAACCATCTTGTCGAACTCGGGCGGCCACTGTGCCGCCCTTCTTTCTAGTTCGGGAAGAGGGTCCTTCCCTTCGATCTTCATTCGCTTCGACACATCGAGCAGCGTCTTAGCTGCTCTTTGCGCGAACCGTCTTCTTGCGTCCACTAGTGCCATTGTTACCTACTTGGATGATGTCAAACGTCGAGCCGGTAAAGACGTCGTACTTATGGGCAATACGCATCGCCTCAGCAGGAGTGGCCCCCGCTGCTAGGGCGCCCACGGCGAACTGGCCGCCTGTGCCTAGCGCAAAGAACTGCTCCTTGATCTTCACTCTCCGCAGGAAGGGATACGTCAGGAAGTAGGCGTCCCCCGTTTCCATATCAACGTACAGGAAGTCGGACTCCTTACCACTACCCGTCTGCACTTCCTTGCCGTCAGCTACGTCGACCGCCAGAACCTGGAACCAGTCCACTACTTCCAAGATTTCGTCGTAGTACCCGGCCCCGGTTAGGATGCCGCCCGGGACGTGGAACAGCTTGCCCCCGTCTAGCTTGATGGAGCCTAGCTGCCTGTCTGCGGCCACTTCGTTGTGGGCCTTAGACCAGAGGATAGTCGTCAAATCACACCCCCACCAGCTGGTTCTTCCTATCGCTCTTCTCTGCCACCTTGGCACGGGACCACTTACCGCATTCTAGGCACTGGAAGCGGCGGTACGTCAGTGCAGCAGTGGAGTAGTACCCACGGCTTTGCAGGCGCTTGCTGCTGCAGTTCGGACACACATGGTCGTTGTGGTGAGCGGAGAAGCTCGGGTGCGCAGGAATCCATCCACGAATCTTGTCGTATAGCGACTCCAGTAGCAGCACGTCTTGGATGTTGTACTCTTCCATCAGCTCCCAGCTCTGCGCGTACTCCGAGGACTTCGGGTTCATGCAGTGCAGCCACAGCTCGTGGCCCGGGTGCTTGGTCTTTTCGCCTAGCCCGAACATCGGACCGACATACCCTAGCTTGTTGGAAGTGAAGCGGAACTTCTTGCGTACAACGCTCAACATGTCGACGCTCTTGTAAGGTGCCGGCGGATGCCAGCCTTGCAGAGCGAACTCCTTGTTGAGAATCTTCAGGTCGAAGGCGTTGCCATTGTAGGTGATGACGGCGTCCGCCTCGTCCAGCATCTCGTGGATAGCAGCGAGCATATCCTTCTTACGAGTCATCTGGATCGAGGAGAAGTAGACGTCATCCTCACCGTGCCACTTGGCTGCCCAGCACAGAACTTCCGAGTTACCGATGATCTGGTTGATCGCAATGTTCTGGTTGAATAGTCCCCACACCGTTGCCAGTGTGGGGCTAATCTCAAGGTCGAGGATCAGAATCTTCATGGTTAGTTCAGCTTGTGCTCTCCCTTGGATGCCATCATGTCGGCGACTAGACGAGCTGCCTCGTCATCGTCTTTGGTTAGCTCGGCGAGCTGCTCCGGGTCCATGACCTCGGTGGCCATGCCGCTGATGACAGACATCACGCGCTCTACGGCGATGTACGACGCCGGTAGGTTTGAGAGGTCGTGGTTCTCTTCGTCTTCACCTTCCTCCAGCTCTGCTTGATGGGACAGCTCCACCACCGTGGTGATGTAGGGCTGACTTCCGACCGAGCGGAAGTGGATCGAGGCAATGTAGACATCGTTTTCAGGGTTATCACTTCGGACCTTTATGTTCCTTCTCCTTCTTTAGTTCGGCGATCCACTCTTCGGGGACCTCGCCTGTTAGCGAGACTGCCCACTTGATGCCGCGCTTATCGCACCAGTCACCGTAGGTTGTCTTGCTAGATTTGTTTAGCTTGTTGTTGCGCATGAACAGCATACGGATGTCACGTCCGGGGTTCTGCTCAATGACAAGCATCATCTTCTTCCGTGCGGCTGCGTCGAACTTGCCTTTAGCCTCGATGATCACTGTGTTGGGGAGGGTAAAGTCTGGAACGTAGCGATGGTTACTTGCTGGCACGTTGTACTTGAGGTGCTCAGACTCGTACTTGAAGTCTACGCCGTGCCGCTCCAGACTCTCCTTGACCTTCTTCTCGTAGCCGCTGCGGTAGCTTGGCGCCTTCTTGGCGGGCGCCTTCGCTGCCTTCTTACGCGGCACGCTTACGTGGCTTCTTGTCGGCTAGGTTGCCGTTCTTGGTCGTAGCGAACTTCACGGCGCCGCTGCCAGTCGCAGTCTTCTTGGCGAAGTCCTTCGTCTTGGCGGAGACTGCCGGATGGATGAGGGGCACAGTGCGGACCTCATAGGCGTCGTCCTCGACATCCCAGTTCTGTAGGTTGTAGCGGTCTGCCACAGCCTTCGCCTGTTCTTCTGTTGCGAATGCCCCGATCACGCTGGGCACAGTTAGCAGTCCGAACAGGCGGCGCTGATTGTACAGCACGAGCGAGACGGTTTCGAGCTTAGTGTTGGTTCTCTTAGTAGTAGCCATTGTTGTTCTCCTTAAAGTAGCGGGCAGTCTTGCTCTGCCTCGCGTCTGATCCAGAGGAGGTTGCCCACTTCGTTGTAGGCGTCCTCCCAGAACGCTCCATACTGGTCACGGTATTTCTCCTTGACCACGTAGCGTAGCGCATCTACATCCCCCTTGCACTGGGCAACGATCTTATCGGCGCGCTTGTCACCGATGCCGTTGATGCCGGGGATGTTATCCGTCGTGTCACCCACTAGCATCTGCCAGAACAGCCGCGTGTCTGCGTACTGTTGGGAGATGTAGTAGTACTCCTTCCTGACGAAGTTGTAGTGGTGACCGGGAATCATGTCAAGGTCCTTGTCGACCGACACAATGACAGTGGACTCGTCGTTGCGTTCGTACTGCGCGATGCCGAGGGCGTCGTCGGCCTCTTGGCCGTGGACAATCTCTGCACCCCACACCTCGATAAGGTACTGCTTGATTTCCTTGTAGTACTTGGGCTTGTGTGTTGGGTCTCGATTACCCTTGTACGGTAGCAGTGTTGCGATCTGCTCACGGAAGTTACCGTCTCCGGTGAGGAACACACGCATCGACGAACCGTCGAACAGCTCAGCTACATGCACCAGCACTTGCTTGGCGTTGTGTAGGGCGATGTTCTTGTAGTCCATCTCTTCTAGCAGGTGGGCTAGGTCACCGTCTGTGAGGCTCGGGTCTTGCTGTTTCAGCTGCTTCTTGACTTGGGAGTCAGCAGCGAAGCCGCAGCGGTAGAGCAGAATGTCCCCGTCTACCAGCGGCTGTAGGTTAGCCAGCGTCGTCGAACATGCTGTAGGACTGGCGGATTCCATCGTCTCTGTCATCTGTCTGCTCTCTGTGGTAAATCTCGTCTTGCAGACGCTCGGCCAGTTCCACCACCAGCTCTTGCAGGTCATCGGTGGCGAGGTCGGCGCCTAGGTTGTGCTCAAGAATCTGGCGGACCAGATCGCGGTTGGAGTACACGGCGCAGTAAGCCTTCATGCTGCGCGGCTCAGGGGTTGTCATCGTCTTCCACCAGTAGGTTGTGCTTGTTGGTAGGGCACCTCACGTAGGGCCGGTGCTTGGGGGACAGCTTGTCCTCTAGGAACTCGCCGTCGAACTTCGCCTTCTTCTTTGGATTGCGAATCTTGGATTCCTTAACACCCTCGTAGGGGCTAGGGAGTCGCTT